ATCGAGGGTGGCGGCCTGGAGCACATCGTGAAGCAGCTGGGCTATGGTGACGACCCCCTGAACCAGCGCGCATCTGTGGGCTGGAAGGCACACAAGACCGCTGAGCGCCTGGTGGAGCAGTACATGGTGCGCATTGAGAGCTGCAGCGCACGGTACAGCGCAACGGCTGAGGCAAACTAACCCTCTCACCACTCCATCCGCCTATGGCGGCATGTCGTGGAGCTCCCCCGAAGGGGGAGCCCTGCTTAGAGGAAATAGAAAGGAGCCGATAAAATGGCAGAAGCAAAGAAAAAGACTGAGACGATCCGGCTGTTTTCGGACGGCGGGAAATACAAGGGCGACCTGTTCGTGAGCGTGAACGGTGTGAACTACCAGTTGCAGCGCGGCAAGAACATTGAGGTGCCCCCGGAGGTGGCGGAGGTCATCCGCCACAGCCAGGAACAGGACGACCAGACCGCTGCCCGCATGGAAGAGCTGGCGAATAAGGCGTAATTTTAACCCTCTCAGTGCGCAGTCCGGCATGGCCGGAGCTGCTTACAGCTCCCCCGAAGGGGGAGCCCTGCTTAGATGTATCCCCCCGGCCCGGCGGCACACGCTGTGCCGGGGGTTATTTGTTTGGAGGTCTTTTATGACAGTAGGAAAGGCAATTGCAACGACGACGACCGCCGCCAGTGGCGGAAACAGGGAGGAGTTGTTGGGGCCGCGGCCAGCAGAGCACGAGCACAAAGCTTTGTGCGAAGTGGACGCTGGGAGCCGCAACCCGGGTTGCAGATGTGAAAGGATGGGATAAGCGTGACAGTAGGAAAAGCAATCGAAACCGCTGACAAGCTGCGGCCCAACAACGGGTTTGACCGCGAGCTGAAGATCTTATGGCTGCGGCAGGCGGATGCGGGGTTGAGAAAGAGCGTGGTGGACAAGAGCGACACCACCGATTTTGATGCCGTGGGTGCGGACATCTTATACGACCGGGAGCAGGAACTTTTGCGGCAGGACGCGGAGCTGCTGCTGCCGGAGCCCTACGACAGCTACTATGCCCACTATCTGGCGGCCCAGATGGACGTGGCCCTGGGCGAGACCGACCGCTATGCCAACGAGATGCAGCTGGCCAACGAGAACCAGCAGGAATTTGCAGCCTGGTGCAGGCACACCTACCTGCCCAGGATGGCCACGAAGTGGAGGTACTGAGATGGCACTGCCGAGTTTATACAGCATCTCGACGGGGAAGAGCATCCAGACGGCCTTTGGCGGCCTGAATGAAAGCTATGCATGCTCCTCGGAAGAATTTACCGAGATGAAGAACTTTTCCAGCCGGGGATACCCCGCACTGCAGACCCGGACACCCCGGCGCACCATGCGGGCCATGGGCCGCTGCAACGGGATGTATCACCTGAACGGCCTGCTGCTGTGCGAGGGCACTACCCTGCGCTACACCGAGGACAGCGAGGACGACGTGGCCACAGCGGCTGCGGGCGGGGAGATCGTGCTGGAAAATGCCGTGACGGACAGCGAGAAAATTATGATCGGCATGGGCACGAAGATCCTGATCTGGCCGGATGCCAAGAGCTTTGACACGGCCACCGGAAAGCTGGAAGCCCTGAGCGCTGCATGGAGCCAGACCGGCACGGTGACAATTGCCCCCTGCGACGCGGGCGGCAAGACCTACACCGTGAGCAGCGTGGGCACCACGGAACCTTCCGGCCCGGCGGACGGGACGCTGTTTCTGAAACAGAACTCCTCTTCCAGCAAGTGGGCCTATGTGAACGTGCTGGAACAGTACGATGCCAAGAGCGGCAAGTGGGCGGAGATCCTTTTGAACAGCGTGAAGATGACCCTGCCCGGGCTGGCCGCTGCGGGCTTCAAGAAGGGGGATACCATCACGGTGGAGCAGGTGCCCGGGCTGGTGGAAGAGTATCTGGCCGAGGGTGTGAACGGCGAGGTGACCATTGAGCAGATGGACGGGGACAGCATTGTGCTGACCGGCAGCCCAAAGACCGAGAGCGCACGCTATTACGGCAGCTTTACCGTGACGGCAGGCGGTACCACCTGGAAGAGCATGAACGGCAGCGAGAGCGCCACAGCAGGCGGCACCACCATTACCGCACGGCGGCGGGTGCCCCGGCTGGAATATGTGACCGAGAACGCTAACCGGGTATGGGGCTGCAACAGCGAGGAGAACGTGATCTACAGCTGCAAGCTGGGCGACCCCACAAACTGGTACAGCTACCGGGGCATTGCTTCGGACAGTTACGCCGTGAACGTGGGCAGTGACGGCCCCTTTACCGGTGCGGCCACCTGCATGGGCTATGTGCTGTTCTTCAAGGAGAACTGCCTGCACAAGCTCTACGGCAGCCGCCCGGCGGACTATCAGCTGGTGAGCGTGCAGTGCCGGGGCGTGGCCAAGCAGGCCAGCAAGAGCATGTGCGTGCTGGCAGAGGTGCTGTACTACCTTTCCCCTGACGGCGTGATGGCCTGGGACGGCAGCCTGCCGGTGAAGATCAGCGGCGGACTGGACAACACCTGGCTGATGAACGTGCGCGGGGCGGTGGGCGGTGTGCTGGACACCCGGTATTACCTGCATCTGCGGGTGCCGGGCCGGAACGAGACCCGGCTGCTGGTCTACGACACCGAACGACGGCTCTGGCACGAGGAGGACACGGCGGCGGAAGAGAATGCTTCCGGCTGGGCAATGTGCTCCACGGGGCGGCAGCTCTACCAGTGGGACGGCGTAAACCTGTGGGCCACCGAACCGGAACGGGAGGCCGACCGGGACACCGACACGGCAAAGGCGAATTTGGAACAGAAGGTGTCCTTTGAAGCTGTGAGCGGAGACATTGGCTTGAACATCCCGGCGGACAAGTACATCAACCGGGTGTTTCTGCGAGTGGATGCCCTGACGTACAGCGTTGTGGAGCTGCAGGCCAGCTATGAGGGCGGGGCCTGGGAGACGCTGGGCCAGGCAGCCGTTCTGAACAAATACACCCGGGTCAACCTGCCATTTGTGCCAGAGCGGCACGACACCATGCGGCTGCGGATCAAGGGCACCGGGCAGATCGCGGTGCGGAGCATTGCGTTCAGCATGGCAGAGAGCCGGGGCAACCGGGTGGCCGGAGGGGAGCCGAAGAGATAGCCCTGCTTAGGGGAAGGAGATTTTATATGGCAGATATTACGAGGCTTGGCGAGATCGCCATGCCGAAACTGAGTGACAACATGGCCCCGGAGGACAGGCGGAGCATCAACAACTACCTGATGCAGCTGCGGGACCAGATGATATACATGATGCAGAACCTGGACGAGACGAACTTCAGCGACACCATGCGGGACAAGCTGGTGGCCATGGGGCTGAAGGTGGAATGACCCTCTCAGCGCGCAATGCACCTGCGGTGCAGTTGCTTGCAGCTCCCCCGAAGGGGGAGCTCTGTTTAGAGGAATGCGAAAACGAAAGGAGACAGTGAGAAGATGGCAAGAGGACAGTGGTGGGAGTACCTGATCCCGGGGCACAATGTGGGGCTGATGGTAGGTGATGTGTATGACAGCATTACCGGCAACAGCGAAAAGAATGCGGGCACCGGCGTGTTTGGAACCAGAAAGAACGATTCCAACAGCTACCAGTACGCCCAGAGCAACGACCGGGTGACCACGGCAAAGAACAATCTGGATTACATCAAAGGACAGAAGCCCGGAGAGTATCAGAGCGAGTACGGCAGCCAGATCAGCGGCACGCAGAGCCAGCTGGACAAGATGAACCGGGACGGCTTTTCTTACGACTACACCAAGGACGCGGCTTACCAGCAGTACAAGAACCAGTACACCCGGGGTGCGGAGCTGGCCAGCGAGAACGCTGCCGCCAATTCTTCGGCCCGCAGCGGCGGCTACGGCAACAGCTGGGGCACTTCCAGCGGGCAGACGGCCTACCAGAGCACCATGAACGGGCTTTCGGACGTGGCAGACAGCTTATACAGCCAGGCCTACAACGAATATGCCACCAAGAAGAGTGATCTGAGCAACCGGCTGAGCTCTTTGCAGCAGCAGGAAAAGCTGGCGCAGGATGCTTACAACACCCGCCTGAACAATTACTATGGTCAGCTGAACAGTGCCCAGACCGAATATGCCAACGCGGTGGGGGCCAACCAGAAGAAGGATGCGAACAACACCAACTTCTGGGGGAACGTTTTGCAGGTCGGCGCACAGCTGCTGCCGTGGGTGCTGAAAGCGTTTGCCGTGATCTGAAGACCGGTGTGTGGCAGAAGAAAAGGAGAACGACATGTTATTTGATACCTTACGGAGAAAGAACCAGGCGGAACAGGAAGAGCGGGAATGGAATGCCAACCGCCCGGCGGACTATGTGAGCCGGAACAAGGACGCAATGGACAGCCTGACCGGGCAGATCGGCAGCGGGTTCGACTGGGACACCGGCAGCAAAGCCTACCAGCAGTACCGCGCCCAGGCCCAGGCCAATGCTGCCGCCAGCGCGGAGAACGCCCAGGCCAACGCGGCGATGCTGGCGGGCGGGTATGGCAGCAGCTACGCCGACAGCGTGGCAAAGCAGGGCCAGCAGCAGGCGCTGAGCGGCATTGACAATGCGGTACCCGGCCTGAGAGGCCAGGCGCTGAGCGAATACCAGAACCAGCAGAACGACCTGCTGAGTGCCCTTTCCGGCATGGCCAACACCGAGGCGCTGGACCGCAGTGCCTACGGCAGCAACTTTGCCAGCCACACGGCGTGGCAGAATTTCCTTGCCAACCAGAGCGAACAGGCCCGGAACGAGAACGACAATTACTGGAACAACCTCTGGAACACGGTAAAGAACATCGGCTCGGCGGCCCTGACAGCCTACGATGGGTACAAGGGGTACACCCAGCAGCAGTGGGAAAATGACTTTGCCCGGGAACAGTGGGAGTACAACAAGAACCGCACCGACCAGAGCGATGCCCTGAACGCCTACCAGCAGGCGTTCAACCTGTACACCCAGGGAGCCGGGGATGCGGCCAGCGACGTGCTGAACCGGTATGGCCTGAACGCAAACGCTTTTGCCAACTACAACGGCGCACCGGTGACCCGGGACGATCAGGCAGGTGTTCTGAGCACCGCGGCTTCTCTGGTGGCAAGCGGAAATCAGGAAGCGGCGGCCAACCTGCTGAAGATGTACGGCATGGACACCAATGCGGCGGGCGACTACAACACCCTGACCCAGAGAGCACTCTCGGCGGCGCTGGCAAAGAGAGCAGCGACCGGTTCCGGCGGGTCGAGAGGCTATTACCGCCAGAGCAGCGAGTGGTCGAAAAGCGAACTGCGCAACCTGATGAAAGACCGCGAAAGTGTTGCTGCAAAGGGTGGGGATACGACGTGGTATGACGGTATCCTTGCAGATGCTGGTTATCCGGTGCCGGAGACGAAGAACACAGAAAGCACGGGTAAGAGTACGGCGCAGAGCAGTGACACCGGCACACTTCTGGCCCAGAGGTATGCAAAGCGTGGCTACAGCGCCTGGGCAATTACAAACATTATGAGCCAGAACGGATACAGTGACAAAGAAATCTCGGACGCATTGGAAAAGGCAGGTGTGGAATAATGGCATGGACAGCGGAGAAAGTTCGGGCTTTGCGGGAAAGCAACCCCTCTGAAACGGCAAAAAAGGATGAGGAAAGCGGCAAGTGGACGGCAGAACGGGTTCGGGCACTGCGTACCAGCTCCCCTGGTAGGGGAGCCAAGGGGGTGGCTGCGGCTGAGGGCACCGACCTGTATTCCACGGCGCTGGAGGATTACCGGACAAGGAACAACCTGGGCTTTGCGGATGCCATGGACAGCCGGAGCGACGAGCTGAACCGGCAGAAGGTGACAGTGAGCCCGGCGGGGAATACTCTGGGAACGTGGTACGGACAGCAGGCCCAGAAGCTGAAGAACAGCTATGCGGAGTACAGCCAGCCGGACGACTTTGACCAGGCCAACCAGTGGTTTGACCAGCCTCGGAATCAGGAGCTTGTGAACAAGATGCTGGAAAAGAAGAGCAATTATACAAGCTATGCCGAGACCGGCACCAGCAGAAACGGGGCCAGCGCCGGGGATGGTAGCATCGACCCCTTCCGCACTACGGGAATCAAGGGGAAGGTGGGCAACACCTACAGCACGGCGGACCTGAAAAAGCTGGGGTACACGGACACGGAGATCCGGCAGGCCAGGGAGTATCTGGATACTATGGAAGAAATCCCGGAGTGGAAGCAGCTGGCCCGGCGGACGGCAAACACCGTGGGCGGCGTTGCGGACACGGTGGCAGCGGCTCCGCTGCTGGGTGCGGAGTACCTGGCGCAGGCCGGAAAGAACATCCGGCAGAGCAGCGAGAACCGGAAAGCACTGGAAGCAGAGCTTGCCCGGAACCCCCGCGAGAAGAACCTGTATGACCAGCTGATGGAAACTGACATGGACTACCAGCCCAAGTACAGCACCGGCGACCTGTTGCAGCAGGGATTTACCCGGCAGGAGATCGAGGACATGCGCAGCCGCATTGCCGGAACGGAAGCAAAGGGTGGCATCGACACGGAGAAGAGCGTGGGCTACCAGCTGTACAACCGGGGCCAGCAGCTGACGGGCGCGGCCCAGAGCGGCCTGACCGATGTGCAGCGGACCGTGCAGGGCGTGGCGACCAGCGCGGCTGAGAACCTTGCCGTGGCTGCCATCAACCCGGCGGCGGTGCTGCCGGTGCTGAGTGCCCAGGGCGCTGCGGATGCCATGGGCAAGAGCGCGGCCAAGGGCGAAAGCGCAGGCAAGGCGCTGGCGGGCGGTGTGGCCAAGTTTGGCGCAGGATGGGCCATCAACAGCGTGGGTGCGGCTGATCTGGCAAGAACCATGGGCGCGGACTACGCCAGAAATTCTGTGGCGGGTGCTGTGGCGGACAAGATCCGGGCGCTGGCTGGAGATTCGGCCTTTGCGGCGGCACATCCGGCAGTTGCCAACGCCATTTCCGGCGGCATTGACAACGCCATGCAGGCCTTTGTGGAGACCTACGCCGACAAGGCCATTGATGCGGCCCTGGGAGACAGCGAAGCTGCCCAGACCATGTTTACCACGGACACGCTGGTTCAGGCGCTGGAAGCGGGGCTGACCGGCGGTGCGTCCGGCGCGCTGGGCGGCGCTGTGGGCACAGGGCTTTCCAAGATGAACGCGGGAGATTCCAGCCTGCGGGGCAACGTGGAGCGGTATGCCGCTCAGGACGAATACGAGCAGGCGCTGAAGGAACACCAGCGCCGGGAGGAGCTGGCGCGGGAACCGGGGGAGGTGGACGGGGAAGAACCTCTCAGTCACGCTTTGCGTGACAGCTCCCCTAGTGGGGCAACGACGACGACCGCCGCCAGTGGCGGAAACAGGGAGGAGTTGTTGGGGCAGCGGCCAGCAGGACACGAGTGCAATACTTTGCACGAAGTGGACGCTGGGAGCCGCAACCCGTTAGCCAAGCTCACGTTGCAGGCACAGACGGAAACAGCTGCGAACCAAGCGGCTGAGGGCAACAGTGCGGAAACTGCTGCCATATCGGACAACTTGGCTGTGCAGACGTTTGCAGAAGCGGCGGCCGGTGACAGCCTGACAGGCAAGACCATCAGGCTGTTCACCCCGGAGGCCGGAAACGAGGCAAACCGCGCGGCTTTTGAGGAAGCCTATGGGGTGAAGTTGCCGAGCACGGCTGCGGCTACCCGGCGGATGCTGCGGGAAGTGGCGGCACAGCGCAGCCAGCAGAATGCTGTTGAGAACGCTGGGGAAATGGTGGAAAGTTCGAGAGAAGCGGGCTCACCCTCTCAGTCGGCGCAGAGCGCCGCCAGCGCTCCCGAAGGGCGAGCCCTTGGCATGTTGGGCAGCTCTGAGTTGGACGCTGAAGGCCGTACTGGACGGAAGGCGGTGGAGGACGACGGCATTGTAAATGTTCCTCAGCAGGCGGTCATGCAGGCGGCGACCACGGAAGAAAGTGCTCTGGGTGAAGCAGGCAGCAGCCCGATGCGGGAGACCTACGGCATGGAAGCACCGAGGACGGAGGGCCAGAAGCAGGCCCGGACGGAGCAGGTGCTGCGGAGCTGGAAGGTGGGCGAAAAGGCAGCGCAGGAGATCAGCCGGAAACAGCCGGAAGGCGTGGACAGTGACCGCTATGCGGCGGCAGCATCCACTCTGTACCGGCTGGGCCAGATAGAGGACGTGAAGACCTTTGACCAGGCGCTGGAGCTGGCGGGCACCGGCAGCGGCATGGCGGCCAACGTGAACTATGTGCTGGGCAACCTCAAGGGCCGGAACGCGCTGGAGATCGCCTACACCTACGGCAGGGATGCGGCAGAGACCCGGTGGGCCAAGAGCCAGCTGGGCAGCACTCTGACGGAACAGAGCCTGACGGGCAGGGGTGAGACCATCTACAAGGGAACCCTGCGCAACGCGAACGACGCTGGAAGCCAGGTGATCGAGCTGAACGCGGCGGCAACCGGCACCACGGCGGTTCTGAAAAACGTGCTGCAGAACGGTGCGGGACAGGCAGACAGCCGGGTGCGGGCCTATGTGGACACGGAGACGGCCCGGATCTTCTTTGGGGACAGCGCACAGGATACGTTCGGCACGGTGCTGCACGAGGACTACCACTGGTACAACGCACTGGACAGCGAGGGAGCAAAGACTTTGCAGGACCATGCCCTGCTGTATCTGGCCAGGAGCAGCGGCTTTGAGACCGTGGACGAGATGATCCGGGAGAAGATGACCGACTATGCACAGCAGAACCTGACCTATGAGGAAGCTGCCGAGGAGCTGGTGGGCGATGCCTGGCGGGGCATCTTCTCCAATGAATCCGATTTCAAGCGCTGGGTAGAGTTCCAGCGCGGGCAGGCCGAGAAGAACAGCGGCAGGGCCGGAACCATCCGCACCGTGATGAACCGGGTGAAGGAGATGCTGGGCGGCATCATCAGCCGGGCCAAGGAAGTGCTGACCCTTGACCCAGACAACCGGGCGGCCCTGAAGGCCCAGCGCCTGGCCGAGAACGAGCGCAGAATTTTGCAGGACGAATACTTTGCCCACGCTGAAAAAGCGATGGACAACCTGCGCAGTGCAAAAGAAAACGCCGCTGCCCTCAAGACAGAGAGCGCGGCGGAAGGACGCAATATTCGTTTTTCGATCCAGAAGGATGCCGACGGAGAGAGCTACATCAAAATTGATGAAGATATCCTGAACGGTGTTCCACAGGAAGATTGGAAAACCGTAGTGAAGCAGGCCATCAAAGAACGGTATCCGAATGGCTTTGAGCGGAACGGCTGGACAATTTTGAACCATAAAGATGGAAGAAGTGAGTTTGTCCGTTCTAAATCTACAATGGCGCTTCAGAGAACGAACGAAGAAACGTATGCAGATAAAATGCGGATGGCTGCAAATCTGGATGAAATTATTAAAACCGCAGATGAAGTCTACAGAGAACCTGCAAACCACAAGAATGCGGAAGCATTCAACCGTGGAAAAATCAAAATTGTGGTTGGGCAGAATGCCTATGAAGCTGATGTTCTGACTGCCTTCAAAGCAAATGACCGGGAGATTTTCTATGATATTGTAGATATAAAATCTACAAATAATAAAACCTCCATGCGTACCCACGTAGAATCCAAAGATTCAAGGAGTAGTCTGCAAGGAGGTTTTACGGAACCCTCCGGCAAAGCCCACATGGAATCCGAAGATTCGGGGAGCAGAGGGTCGGAGGGTTCTATTTATCAGGAAAGCGCTGACACGGTACTCAAAACCGAGGAGGGCGGTGAACGCCCGAGCTTTCCTGCTAAAAACAGTATAGCACAAGAAAATGCCGAAAGCAAGGGAAACAGCGAACCTGTGAAGAAATCGGTGCGGTTCCAGCTGAGTGACGGCTCTGCTGGAACCGTGGATGAATTGGCGGCACTTCAAAAAGAAAGTCGGGAACTGGAACACCAGCAAAACGCCCTGAAAACAGAGCGAACAAACTGGCTGAAAAGCGCCGAGGTAAAGGAGATTGAAGCGAAGAGAAAATCTCTGGGTTTGTTCTCTGCCGAGGCAAAGGAGTTTAAGGCCAGTGAAGAATACCAGGCGTATCTTGCAAAGCGAAAGGACTTTAACCAGCGTGGTGCAGAGCTTGAAAACCGAATCGGTGAAGTGAATAATGCACTGCGGGAAGCCAATGCCAAGCTGGAAACCCAGAGAAATGAACAGAAGCAGAAACAGCAGGCTGTCTATGATGCCAAAGCAAAGGAAGCAGGCGGTGCGGCGAAGTATCGCCGTCAGCTGGCCGTGGAGCAGTTTGGCACGACGAGTGAATTTGAACGGGCCGGATACATCCTGCCGGATGGGCAGATGCTGGATTTTGCCCGGAATGATAAGACCCGTGACACCGACCATCGGGAAATTATGAGTGTGTTCGGCCCGGCGGAAGTATCGGAAGGGACGGACGCACTGAACAAGTTCCTGGCAGACGGTAATGTGCGGGTGATGGCGGAAGCTCCGGGTGTTGACCTGGCCGCAGACAAAGCCCCGACCGCTGCACAGCTGGAACAGATCCGTGAGATGGTGGGAAGCCTGGGCAGTGAACAGAGAAAGTTCACGCTGGATATTTCCACCACCGACGGCAGGGTTGCAGCCAGCAAGGAGTACAGCGGCCGCATTGATGCTGACCGTGTTGTGCGGGAGATCAGGGACTATTACAAGACAGGTGAGCTGCCCGCAGAGAGCAGCCTGGCACGATTCCGGTACCAGCTGGCGGCCAAAGCCGAACAGGCGGAACGGGACGCGCGGAAGAACACCCAGCGGCAGGCAAGCCGGGCCATTGCGGACAACAGCGCGGCGATGGAAACGCTGGCCCAGATGATGGGTGTGACCCACGGTGTGCGGATCAGCCAGGATTCCATTGACGGGCTGGCGGTGCGGTGGACAAAGGCAAACGGCAGCAGGGCCGACCGGACGAAGATTGCCGGAGAGACCCGGGCGCTGGTGGAGTACATGACGGCGGACGGGGCCAGCATGAGCAAGGCCAGTGCGCTGTCTGAGACCATTGCAGATGAGATTCTGAGCGGGGCGACCTACCGGAACACCGAGCTGTGGGACGAGTACCCGGAATACCACGACCTGAGCTACACGGTGAACAAGGACGGCCCGGCCAAGGCGGAGCTGGTGAAGCGGTACGGGACGTGGAGCGAAGCGGTGGCGGAGGCCCGGCGGCACGGTGTGAAGCTGCGGCAGGCAGAGGGTGTGCGGGACGGCAACCCGGCGGAAGTGTATGAAGCCATCGTCAACGACACCCGGGCCATGGGCGGCACAAAGCAGGGCGCAGCGGAATTGTTCCGGGGCGCGGCCAAGGCAGCGGGCGTGGACGGCGCGGCCAGCATGGAGAGCACCGAGTGGCTGGATGTGCTGATGAACGTGCACGATGCCATCAAGCCCAGGATGATGAGCCGCTTTGCAGATGCTGCCGAGTACGAGGATGCCAAAGTGGAGCTGGCCGACCGGATGCTGGGTGATATCCTGAACGTGCCGGAGATGACCGATGCACAGGCCATCTTTGACGGGTTCCAGCGCTGGCAGCGTCAGGCTGTGGCTGCTGCCGTGGGCGAGGA